ACTTAGAGTCCGCTACAGTAGCAGAAACTTTGCGGGCCTTGGCCACTTGGCCAATAAAAACATCGTACAACGTATCAGCCTGATTCTGCAACTTCTCTTTGGCGTTATCGGACAGTGGTTCGTAGGGAGAGGCCAAGGCCTTCTCGGTGCCTGCACGGATAATTGTAGCCTTGATGCCCATTTCGTCGAGTTGCTTCGAGCGGTCTAGGTTCACCATGATGATACCGATAGAGCCAACAATAGCTGTTTCGGAAGAAACCACATGGCTAGCATTGATGCCAGTCCATAGGGCTGCGCTACCCATCATAGAGCCTGCGTAGGTGACAACAGGTTTAATAGCAGACACACGAGCAACCAATTGCCCAAGTTCATGGACACCAGCAACGTGCCCGCCACCAGAGTTCACATTCAGAAGAATACCTGATACAGCCGTATTGCTGATGGCCGCAGACAAGGCGTTACGAATGTCGTCATAGCCAGTGATACCGTAGTAAATGGCATAGCCAGCAGAGCCGTTGACCAGACTTCCGTTTACGTTGATGGTAGCAACTCCATCCTGTACGCTCATGATACGGTCAGTAATCTCACTCTGATAGTCAGAACTGGCTGAGAACTTGGGGTCAGCTTCTGCCTTCAGAACAGCAGATACAGCAGAGTCATAGGACTCTTGAGTACCTAACCATAGTTGTGTAGTCTTAAATGGCATTGGGGAATTCTCCGAGAATTCCTGCATTATAGCTTCACGGTTAACTTGCTGATGCTTGAACTTGGGCAATAATGGAGATTTTAGTCGTCAATAGTGGCCAGAAAAAGTAGAATCAACTCTTCGTCAGACAAGTCGTTCTGCCCCTTGGCCTCCCAAACTGAGGCAGCAGCCGCACTTGTAACGGAAATGAGTTGAAATCTACTGCCTGCGGAGGCTTTAAAAACTCCAGAGGTAGTCTTGATTTCTACCTCTGCTGGGGTGAAGCTAGAGCTTGCTAATACCCTTGGGTCATTAAGTAGTGCCTGGACCTTTTCACTAGGTAGCTTAAAGACTGCCTTTATGTGTCGCTGTAAGTCAGGTTTGGTAAATCCGTAAGTGCTGTAGTTACCGTAAGGTCCACTAGGTGTTACTGGTTGAGGTACTTCTACGGCTATGATTACGGCCAGACCCATAGCGGCCATGACAGCCGCACCGTAACCAAGTCCTTGAAGGGCGATAGCCCTTGGGTTAATCATTCCACTCTAGCAACAGTTGTAGTGCTGCCGTTAGTGTTCAGAGTCTGGCTTATACTTCCAGCAGTTCTTGTAGTTGCTGTCACAGACAGAGTAGCTGCTGGGTCTAGGCCGTGTAACTTCCAGACTTCCTCTAGCTGTGTAGCCTGTGTAAGCGTGAGTGCTGTACTAGAGCCTGTCAGGGTTCTGCTAGCATACTCCCAGACCGCAGCCGCAAGTGCTGACAGGTCTACCCCGCCAGCGGAGGCCGTATTCAGTTTGCCCCCCATTGTCTGACTGTCAGTAAATTGTGTAGCTGCGCTTCCCCAAACAGCACCAGCAATTTTGTCACTAGTCAGTACTGAGTTATCAACTGTAGAGCCAGACATGGTGCCTGTAGCGTAGGGTTCAAGTGTCCCATTGAATGACACAGATGCTGTACCTTCTCTCAGTGGTGAGGAGTCATTTACAGGATACTGAACTGTGTTGGTGACTGTAAAAGACAGGTTAGCAAGTCCCGCGCTAGACGCCAAGGCTCCTAAAACCCCCACTCCAGCTACGGTAAAGTTGGCAACCCCAGCAGCATTGATAGAGGCAGTCAATAAGGCACTGGCCTCGCTGAAGCTCATACCTCCAGAACCTGAACCCGAAGCTATCAGTTGTCCATCTGCGTCAGCAAAGCTGAACGACATAGAAGAACTGCCTGTGTAGCTTTGGGGTGTATCATCGAGTGGGTAAATCAGGCCAGCAGCCGCAGCAAGAACTGCCCCTGCAATACCTGTTGTAGTAATGCCCCCAGCTATGGTGGCCACAGACTTAGACTGGAAAATTGCATTGTTGGCTGAGGATATTTCCCCAGACTTGATGGGAATCATCCAGCCACGGTAGTTTCCGGTGGGTAGTGCCCACAGGTTTTTGCTCACCGTGTCTTTGTCACGTAAAGCTGCGTTACGGTTAGGTCCAGCCTTTCCAAAGTTGGATCGAACAGAGGTCTCAACAGACGTACTTGAGCCTCCCAGGAACCTCCCAGGAGACTTGCACAGAACCGAGTAGTTGCCGTGCAGCATATCTTAGCCCCAAGCCGTATCCAGATGTCCGTAGAAGGCGCTGTTTACTGGCGTATTCGCACCTGCATACATCAACCAGTTCAATACCGCTCCATCGTAGACACGAGGCAGTGAAGGAATTTGGTTCAACAGGTCTCTTTCAGACGCCACACCGACAGTCGTGATAGGTAGAGTCATAAGAGGCTTGCAGAGTACCAAGTTCATGCAGCCGCTTGTCATTGTGGCATTAAATTGGATGTCCTGGATTGATAAAATCCCTTGGTCGCCAGGAGCCAGAGGCAGGAATGGGCCATATTTTCCAACACCAGTTCCAGAATAGACTATAGATCCTACAGGGGAAGAAGCATTAACGATGGGCAGAGAGGGACTGGCAGGTGTGAGCTTACCTGCTACAGAGCCTGTGTTTGTATAACTAAGACGCACTGTTGGAGTACCCACACCCATAACTACAGACGGTGTAAGGTAGGCTCTGACGCCTTTTCCGTCTGCATAGCGAGGCAGTGTCTGTGTGCCCAGGATGGTTTGTGCTGTGGTCAGAGTCACAGTGCTGATAGGGATTACAGCAAGTTGGTCAACCAGCATCAACACAGCGGGAGCGGAAGTGGCGGCAGCAGAAAACGCAGAAGCATTCAGTAGGTGCTTGACGCTAGGAGACACGTCACCGCCGTGATAGATACCACCAGGATACTGGGTGCCTGTGATGGTCTGAGCAGTAACCGTTTGTGAGATATTGACTGTATAGGTGCCACCGTTATTAGCGCCTATACCGGAGCCCAGTGCAGTAATGTAAGTACCAGGGGCTACGCCTGTACCTGTGAGCAGTGTACCTACGGTAAATCTACCAGAACCATGAGTGGTGTCTGTGAACGTAGTAGTAGCAATAGAGCCACCAAGCGCAGCAGTCGCTGCTGTGGTGGTGGTGCTTTCGCTGATGGGTTGGAAAGTCAGGTTAGTGCCTCCGCCTATGATAGACCCTTGCAGTGGATTACCACCACCAGTGTTCAAGTCATACCACAGACCCGCAGCTTGAGCAGTCACAGGCAGAGCATTTTTGTTCCAGTCATTACGCTGAAACTGGCCTGCCGACATAGCGGCGACCAGTTGGTCCATACTTTGAATCATTTGTTAACTCCAGATAAACGTAGCAGTACCGTGAATAGGAGCACCAGATAGTGATCCGTTAGGCATGCAAACAAGGTTGAGATAAGCGTCATCTTCGATTGTAGGCAGTTCTGCGAAGTCTGTCGGCATATTCCGTTCGACAGGGGCGTCAATGCTTCTAATCTGTGTATTTTCGATGGGTTGTACCAACACAAAGGCAATCAAACCCACATCAGGGGTCTGAAAAGTCACAGAGGTGATAGACCTAACCCCCGTGTCTCCAGGTGCAAGTGGGAGAAATGGGCCTGAACTCATAAATAGGTTCGGAGCACTTGTGATGATTGTGCCGTTAACTACCTGAGTATTACAGGCCACTACAGGTGTCTGCTTAGTCACACCTGCCTGATTGACGTACGTGACACTAAACCTTGGATTCCCTACCCCTGACTGCCCTGCCACCTCTACAGGCATAATTCTCACACCCTGCCCTGTGGGATATCTTGGCAGTGTGACTGTATTGTCTAGCACCTGCTCGTCAGTAACTGACATGTCTACGAAAGGGTAGAACAACAGGTAATCACAGAGAAGCATAGGCAGTGGCACTGCTGTGGCCGTAGTTGTCATAGCCAGAAACTGCTTCAGGTACTTCTTTTTACCGAAAGGAGCAACTGCACCGCCGTGAGGGATTCCACCATCCGTAGACTGCTTCAAAGCAATGGCTATATTTGGAGCCGCTGCATAGTAGTTAGGGTTGGGGTTTCCAGGCGACATAGACAAGTCAAACCAGATACCTGCACCAGTAGTCTGCGTAGGCTGTTTACGCCAAGTTGTGAACCAGAACGATCCATCTTCTTCGGCGTCTATGATAGCTTTGACGTTAAGCAGGGGCATCGGAGGTAGGTTCAGGTTCTACTGGGGTCTCTGGCACCAGTACGTAGGGGACATCGCAGGCACAGCACTCATAGCGTTGGCCTTCTTGGACACGAGTAAAGATGCCACAGCTAGGGCATGTGGCAACGTAGACCATGTTAGCGTCCTTTAGTCTGCGGATAGACTCAAGGCTGCGGCTGGAAATTGCGGCTGGATACCTGCACTCACATTGAGTGTAGCGCTCAAAGCCCCAGAGAACATCATGTTCACAGCCCCAGAAGCTGTGTCAACCACTGCAAAATGGGTCAGAGCATTAGTACCTGCGGTACAGGCACCAAACTGAATCAGGTTTGCGTTGCTATAAGGACTAGACGTACCAGTCCAGGCTGTAGCTTTCGTCAGAGCTACACGAGCATAGCCAGTGTAATCAGCTTCAGCAGCTAGAGAAGCTGCCTCACCTGGATCAGACTTGAAGAGTGCAAGGTACTGCGTAGTACCTGCACGGTATGCTGGGTCTACACCCCTCAAGAAAACATCAAGCGCAGCGGCTTCTGTAGCATTAGAAAGAGACATGGTGTACCTATTCGTTTGACCAGGAAATCAGTGGGCCACTTGGCGGTTCAAGCGTGAACTCGGCATTCGTGCTTGTGATCTGAGACCCAAAATCGACAATGTGTAAAGTAGAGCCAGAGTTTACCGCATAAATCAGTGCGCTCCTAGCGGCAATTGTTGAATTTTTCCAAATAACGGGTTCGGAGTAAGTGACAAAAGCGCTTTTGGTAGTGGTCCCATAGACAGGTTTCACCTCTTTACCGCCAGCTACATATCCTTGGCCTGTCACTTCACCGTCTTTGGTGTAGGAATCTCCGTCAAAGAGCTTGGTGTAAAGGGCTATTTTATGAGGGCCTGCTGTCCCCCTCTCCAAAATAGCCAGTAAGTCTCTTAGGCGAATCACTCGACCACCTCCATAGACTCAAACTTACCGTCAGCATCTCTTATGATCCGCACTTTACGATTAGCTGGTCTCTTTTCCTGCTCCATTTGCAGGCTGATGGTTACTGGTTGAGCCTCTACAGAGACCTGTACAGGCTTCTGGCTCTGCTGGGACATAGCATAAGTCATGTCCTGCATGAGGTTTACTGCCCGCTCTGTGGACTCCATAGCTCTTTCAGTCTGTGCGTTAGCCGTGGCAAGAAGGCTTGCAGTCTCCATCTCAGCCTTCTTGGCTGGGCCTTTTGGTGCGGCTGGTGTATCTGGTGTTGTTTTCTGCTTCAAAGCACTGGTGCCGCTATCAGGATTCGCGTTGTTCTGGCCTGGAGTTTTGAACATGGTGCCAGTCAGGGGCTTGTAACCTGCTGGTGGCAAATTGCCAGTCAACATAACGCTAGCTTCCTCGTCAGAGATGAGACCAAGGCTAAGCTGCTCCAAAACACGAGACTGCTTCATAGCCTTGTACGCCTCCAACTCGGCGTCAGGGCGCAGGTCCAGTGCTGCGTACTTGAACTCGACATACACATCTTGGCCCAGCAAGCGGGTAGCAATCGTCAGTGCACGGCTATAGGCTTCGTTCAGTTTGACGCGCAGCATGTTGGCTTGCTTCAAATACAGGACGGCCTCAGTGGACGAAGTGTTGCTTGTACTTCCGTGTCCAAGCACAACGGGCAAAGTCTTCGCGCCCGCTGCAAGCTTTCCGTTGATAACTCCTTGAATCCGCTCGATGATCTGCGCTGGGTCTTTGCCGCCATCAATGTAGCTATAAGCTACTGCGTCGTAAGAAACAAGCGCATCTTCCGGTGCCAGACTGTTGACTACGCTCTCTACCTCGTCAATCAGGGCTTGTTTATAGGCAGAAAACTTAACAGCGTCTGCCAGAATATCTGGCGGCGTCATCTTCTTCACCTTCTCGCTATCGAGAATGGCATTCAATCTTGGCAGGACAGCACGCTTCAACGCTCTGCGCGTATCGTTATTGAAGTCCAAGTCCTGCATGATGGGCTGTATGGCAGCTTCAAGGTAGCTGCCTGGGTACGCCTCATTCAGGTGCTGGTCTACCGTTACGTAAACAATCGTAGGCAGGTCCAGGTCTATCTCTACCCCGCCGACATACTGCACCAGACGGAAGGACGAGTCTTCTTCGTACATCTTCAACGTAGCCACTGCCACTGGATTCATTGACGCAGGGACTCGTGCCTTGTCAAGGGCAACTTCAAGGCACAAAGCTCCTTCGATTAGAAGTTCCAGAGATAGCTGCTCAGACAAGCTTTGCAAACCCTGCTGCACACCCATACTCCCGTCCACATTCCCCATATAGGTCATGCGACGTAACAACTCCTGTGCCAAACCAGTAGCCGCTGGGTTGATTTTACCGTCCATGTCACGGGCAATAGCCGTGAACTCTTCTGGAATCCCAGTCCGTAAAAGAAAGCTGACAGCACTGGACAGGTCTGGACTAGTCTTGACCAGTTCCCGAATTACGGCTTTAGTAGAGCCAAGACTGCGGACAGAACTCAGTCGGTCAAGGGCCGACAGGCCCCTGTCAATCTTTCTGATAGCAGCCGTGCTGGGAGTAGCAGACGTTCTGTAGCCAGGAACGGTCTGCACACCCTTGGGCGCTTTTGGGATGGGCATTGGAGGCAGCATAGCTGACTCAAACACTGTGTCAATTCGTGATAAGAAGCTCATTTGTGTCCTTGCAGGTTATGTCGAGCATTGTCTACTATAGACACCCAGATCAGTAACCTAGAAACCTACCCGTGGGCACGCCCAGCTTGGGACCCGAGCATAACCTAATCTAGCCGTCTAAGTCTAGCCCAACTTACTTCATTTTCAAGGTAAATTTCTTGACCAGACTTGAGCCACCCCAGTCGTTCCCTGTGGCTGTCCCCTGCAACTTACATGCTAAGTAGAGGTACAGCATAGAAAACATCATGTGATCATTCCCGTCTGACTTCTGCCAGATGAACTGTAACTCGTCCCCTTGGAACACCTGAGTCCGCTTAAGGCTCAACATGTGCTCCATCAATCTAGCATCTTCCACATCGTTCTGCTTTGTGACAAAGACCTTCCCCGCCTTAATCAAGTCCCTCAAGCTGTCTAAACTCGCCGTTCTATTCGACTTAACTAAGTTTAAATTCAGCTTGCCTTCCTCTGCGTTCTCCACCTTCCGCTGCAAGGTGTACATCTCTGGAGTCTTCGCCGTCGAGAAGATACAACCCCAAGCGTTGGGGTCCCAGTCACAGATACTCATAATCATGCTTGTGTATGGGTACACGTCATGGACAGAGATAATGACACGATACTGCATTATCAACTCTCGTCTTCTCTCCTCAAACTTCCCAAGTGGCACCATCTCTCTATGCACAACAAGCAACTCACCCGTAGCAGTCATTCTGCCTACAGTCACAGCACATAGTAAACCCATGTCCGCGCCTAGGAAATGCACCTCGCTACTGGACAAATCCGCCTGAACCATGCACCGCTCTATGTCCACCTTGGTAAGCTGCTCGTTCGTATCCTCTGCCGTCTCGCCTAGAACCTGATTCTGCCACTCAGCCCTCGTGTTGAACTCTGTACTAGTCCGAACCAAGTAAGCAGGCAAAAGCAACTGACAAGCAGTAATCGGTGAGACGTAGTATGTGTGTGCTTCATAGTTGTCCTGTAAGTTTTCCAATACCCACTGCAAATTCTTAGGATCAAACCTTGGGTCTCTACCGCATGAAGGACACTTCCAGTAAGCATCCTGCCACTGTACATCTTTAATGTTGTACTTTGTCAATTCGCTCAGGTCTCTGTCGTATCCTGGGATTACCATATCGCTATGGTAACTAGGCAACCATGTGTGGCTACAGCAGTCACACTTTGCCATGTGTCTGTAACGCTTACTCGTCTCAGCTTCCTTACTGATCCCTACCCCTTCTATGGTAGGTGTACTGAACTGGCGCACGATACCAAGCTTTGACGCCTGGAGACGCGACCTAAACTGCTTCAAAGTATCTGGATCGCAGCGATCAATCTCGTCTGCAACCAAGCAGTCTGCACTAACTGATAACGCAGCCGTTTCCGACCTGGAGCCGCGAATAAACAGAAAGTTATTGCCAATCTGCTTCAACTCGTTAGAGTTAACATCCCCATTCAGCAGGTTTCTTACAACTGGGCTGTTGGCAATCATCGGATTGACCTTGGTAGTGGTCAATTTGGCAGCATCACCCGCCGTAGGCAAGCAGTAAATCACGTTAAACGTGGTCTGCGTGGCCATTCCAGCTAAGTAATAGGCGATTGTGGTCAGTGTAAGGCCGATCTGAGCGGGCTTTACTGTGTTGTTTACCCGGCTTGTGTCGTTAACTATGTCCGCCTGGCAGCTGTATTTCCCGTGCATAGACATCAATTCGCCGTCTACATACAAGCTCTTTTCGATCCACGGAGCCAAGTTGTGTAGATGATAGACATCATTTGCGCCCTCTAAAACCCTCTGAAAGTGCGCTAATTTAGACATTTAGGGCCTTTTTATACTCTTTTAGGAACGAATCCTTAAGGTCTGGGAACTTTTTGAGGACTGAAATGAGAATGTTCTCAAGTTCCGCTGCTGACTTGGCGTTATATACGTCCGCTTGCAGCTTAACGATCTGTGCCAGAATTCCTACAATGCTGTTCATTGCTTGCACCTTCTGGTTCAATGCGATTTCGTCATCTGTTTCTGCAAGTGCAAGCAGGTTCTTAGCTCTCGCGTACTGTGTAAACAACTCGCTGTCTAAGTCGATGTCCTTTAGTGACCCGTTCAAGTCTGTAAGGACTACTGGCTTCTCTGGTGGCTTGTCTGCTGGTCTTTCGTCAAATGGGTCAAACAAGGGGCTGCTCATTTTCTGTATCCTTCAGCGTCTATAGGGTACAGGACCTTGGCTTTGGCAAGGAAACGCTGCATGGTGTTGTAACTGACGTTGGCTATCTTCGCGCCGTGGACTATGTTGTACTTGTTCTGGAGAATCTCTCTAGCAATCGCAAGCTTGAAGTCCCTGCGGGCTTGAATGAGCGGTGTCTTGTCTACGATAGGCTCTTTGCCTGGGAACATGAAGCTTAGGTATCTTGCATGGACGCCAAGCAGGGCAGAAAGGTCCTTGGTGGTGACCCTGCGGTGATACAGATCGTGTTTTTGCTGCTCCGTGATCCTTGTCTGGAGGGACAAGGGTTTGTGGACATTGGGGCGAGGCCAGTCTGTAGGGTACGTCATGGTCTTGGATGGTATCAGAAATCCTGATTTTGGGGTCCCAGAAGTGCAAATGTGTAAGGTGAAAGTTGGAAAAATTTTTGCTATTTTTGAGAAAACGGTCCGTGGTGTCCCCATTTTTGTAAAGTGTAAGGTCAATTTTTGAAAAATTTTTGCTATTTTTTATAAAACGGTTGGTTTCTGTGTTTTTAGCGCTGTGTTGTTGGTGTCTAGGTCTTAGGTCTATATAGCAAAAGTTTTGAAAAATTTTTCACATGGGAAAGTGCCCTGAGGCGCTCGCAAATGCGAATGATTCTCAATTCCGTATACGTCAA